GGCTCGGTGGGTTCCGGGGCGGGCGGGTTGATGATTGCCAGGATGTTGAGGTCCTGTCCGGAGCAGGTCTCGCACAGTTCGAGGCTGTCGAAGCCGCCGATGCTGGCGTTCCAGACACGGGCGGAGACGGTGGGGTTGGTGCCGGGCGGGATGTCGTTCCCGCAGTTGTCGCAGACGGAGATGCTGGTCTGGGTGGCGCAGGTGGGGCAGGTTTCGGTTCGGGTAGACATGGCGGGTCCTTTCAGAACATGGGCCAGACGATGCCGGACAGGGACAAGTTGGTGATGGTGCCGGAGATGTCGTAGATACGGATCTCGCCGAGCTCGTTGACGAGGATGGTGACGTCCACGTTGGGCAGGGGCGCCCGGTGGGGGAAGGCGTGCCGGACCGGGGGCCAGTAGGTGCTGGGAATGGTGGCGACGATGGTGGTGTTGGCGGTGGTCCCGGCCTGGATACGGCCGAAGAGGAAGACGAGGCCGTCTGCGCTCTTGCGGATGGTGGGGGTGCCGTAGTTGGTGGAGTCGTAGGCGGTCCACCCGTTTTGCAGGGCGACCGTTCCGGTCTCGCCGGTGGACGGTTTCACGCGGCCGGTGACGGTGAGCGTGCCTGCGATGGTGGTGTTGCCGTCCTTGTCGACGGTGAACTTGTCGGAGCCGCCGTTGTTGAGGCGCAGCATGTTGCCGGTGTGGCCGGCGTCCGTACTGACGTAGACGGCGGAGTTCGCGGACTGTGGTGGGTAGATCTCCAGGCGGGACTTGGTGAGCTGTGTGAGGTTGCTGTTGGTGAAGTTCAGGTAGGTGTTTTTGGTGGGGTCGTCCTTCTCCAGATAGCCGATGATCGCGGTGTCGCTGCGCAGCGAGATCCGTCCGCCCTTGTAGTTGGTGTCGTCGGTGCTGTTGATGCGTTCCGCGACCCAGAAGTCGTTCCCGAAGAACGTTCGCCACTTGCGGACTGAGGTGTCGGTGGCGGTGAACGGGCCGCTGTTCATGCCCAGGTCGGCGGAGCCCGGAGTGGTTTCGACGACGTTGATGACGGCGGAGTTGGCCTGGTTGGCGGTGGTCAGCCGCAGGTTGGGATAGACGCTGTTCGGGTCGAGCCAGATGATCGCGTTGCTGGTGCCCTTGACGAGGAGGCCCTGCGAGGAGAGCTCCCCGATCGCGCTGGTCGCGTCGTACAGGAGGACCTTGTTCGCACCGGCTTCGTTGATGGTGATGCGCTGCCCGGACGCCGCGGTCTGGAACAGGGAGCCGGTGATGGTGCCGCCGGTGATGGTCTTGCCGGTGATGGCGTCCGCGGCGAGCGCCGTCGCGTCCACCGATCCCGCGAGGATTTTCCCGGCGGTGATGGCATTGGCGGCGATCTTGTCGGAGGTCACGGCGAGCGCGTCCAGCTTTGCTGTGGTCACCGCCCCGGCGTTGATCTTCGCTGCGGTCACGGCGTTCGCCAGGATCTGCGTGGCCGTCACTGAGTCCGCAGCCAGCGCCGCCGTCGTCACCGAACCCGCGACCAAGTTCGTGGAGTCCACGATGCCGGTTTTCAAGGCCTCCACGGTGACCGCGTCGACCTGCATGGTTCCGACCGCCGACGTGGCGTTCTGGTTGTAGTTCAGCCACACATACGGCGTGATGTACCGCGTGTTGGTGTGCACCTGCCCCGGTGTCCGCGGGTCCGGATTCGGGCCTGCCGAGCCGGTCGCTGCGCGGCCCTTCAGATAGCCGGTGACGACGACCCAGCCGTCCGCCGCCGCGATGGCCTTGTCGGACGCAGCCACATAGGTGTGGCTGCTGGCGTTGTTGGCGCCGGTCCGGTTGACGAGGGTGACCCCGTCGGCGGCCAGGCCAAGAACACCGACGTAAACGGAGTCCGGGGTGGTCGGCTGGACGGTGGTCCGGATCCGAGCGGACACCCGGTACAGGACGTCCGGATCGTAGGGGATGGTAGTGGTGCCGCGTATCCGGACGTAACCGAAGGCCTGGCCGACGGTGGCGCCGGTGGGCGCATCGGACACCGGGAGAGGCTGGAGCCAGGTGGCGCCAGGCCCGGTCTGGGTGACGCTCCAGGTGGACGGGTCACTCATGGAGTCGACCCAGCGCTGTGAGGCGGTGTCGGCGAGGGCCTCGGTGAGGGCGTTGACGGTGACAGCGTTTGCGGCGATCTTCGAGGCGGTGACGATGCCGTCGAGGATGTCGTCGGCGACGACCGGAGCCGGACCGACCGGCCCGGCCTGCGCAGACGGGTCGGAGGCGGCCCCGGACGTGTTGCGGGCGACGAGCCGCACGTACACGGGGGTGTCGCAGGGGACGATGACGGTGCCCCCCTGCGCGGTTTCGATCGTCGTCACCAGCGTGGCCGGGACCGGCGTGAAACCCGAGACGAGCGACGCGTGGACCTCGACGCGCGCCCAGTCCAGGGGTATGACGGCCCCGCCGGCGAACGTGCCGGTCCACGTCGCGTTGACGCCGCCCCGGCCGGCCGCGAGAACGGGCGCCGACGGGGCGGGCGGGGGCGGCCCGTTGACGATGTTCACCGCGGTGGTGCCGTCGCTCTGCACCCCGAGGATCGCGCGGAGGCTGCCGCCGTCGCGGACCTCGAGGCTGCTGCTCTCGATGCTGCCGCCGTGCGCGTACCGCTGCCCTTTCTTGATCTGCTTGATCTCGTTGGACAGGCGAGCGATCTCGTTGATGGGGTCGCGGGCCATCAGGCACTCTCCGCTGAGCCGTAGTGGTAGGCGTCCGCCCGCTTGAGGGTGAGGACGGCCTGGTCGGGGGATTCGGACGGCCGGTAGGAGTCGGCGATGATCCGGCACCAGCCGGCCCACGACACCCATTGGTTGTTGACGGTGACGTGGACGTCGTCGCCGATCTGCCAGGAGCCGAGGGGGGCGTTCGGATGGTCCCGGACGGTGATCGATTCGACTTGGCCGAGCACGCGGCGGCGTTTCAGTTCGGCGGCGGCGCGGCGTCCGAGGACGTCGGTGCCGTTGACGGTGGGCAGGGCGAGGACGTGTTCCATGCGGAGGCCTCCGTCGCGGGAGGGGGCTTCTACGCGGCGGGTGGCGGTGCCCTCTCCGGAGCCGGTGGCGATGATGACGTTGGCGAAGTCGTCTCCGGCGTACTGCACGGGCGGCGCGTCGATGATGTTCACGCCGGTCCGGAACGCGATGTCGGTACGGCGGGCCCCGAGCCGCGGATAGCCCAGCTGGAGACGTTTCTCCACGGTGCCGTTGGTCAGGTACCGGCAGCTACAGGTGTACTGCGGGGCGCCCTCCTCGGACACCAGGTCATCGAGGTGGTCTCCGAGGTTGGGGGTCTCGTACCAGTAGGAGTGCCATGGCTCCGCGGGCGTGCCGACGGTCGCGCTCGAGCTGGTGGCATCGACCGTGACGCCGAGGTTGCCGTCGGGCTGCTCCTGCGCGTACGCCCACAGGTCGCGGATGATTTTGCACGGATCCTGGTTCACGTAGGGGCCGCGGGCGTTGAGCTCGCCGTGCGTGTCGTGGCGGGCCGTCAGGTACGACGACCATCCGGCGGCTTCGATCTGGTATTCGCCGTCGGTGGCGGCGATGTCCCAGATGAGCCCGCCCCAGCGTAGGAACCCGTCGGCTTCCGCGTAGATCACAGCTTTGCCCGGCATGAGGCTGCTGACGTTGGCTTTCACGAACCGGGGGGTGATCGTCGCTCGGAGCTCGCCGGGCCCGTTGAGTTCGTTGCCGAACTCGGCCTGCTCCAGCGGCAGGGCAGGGTGGAGCTGCACGCCGGTGAGGGCGTGCTGCGTCCAGTACCGCCAGCGGGCCACTACAGGCGTCCCTCGGTGAACTCCACGTCGGCGTTGAACGTGGTGGCACTGTCGACGCCGATCTTGCCGAGGTTCGCGGCCGCGGTCCGCATCCGGGCTCGCAGGGCCTGGTTGGTGCCGCGCATCGCCGCACCAGCGGTAGTCGTCAGGTCCAGGGTTTCCACCATCTGCACGTTGATGCGGCGGGGGGTGGTGCCCTGGTTGTCGTCGATGAGGACTTCCTGCGCGGCTTCGACGGTGCCGAGCATGAATCGGAACGCGCCGAACGTCCAGCCGGTGTCGATGCGTAGCCCGTTCACGGAGAACACGACTTTCGCGACGGCTGCCCACGCGGGAACCGGGATGGTGGCCAGCGTGACGTTGGGGTGCGTCTTCCAGGTGGTGCTGGTGCCGGAGATCTCGGTGAGGGCGCCGGTGTAGTAGTAGGGGTAGAGGGTGCGTTCACGGCGGGGGTTCGCGACCTGCCGCAAATCCTTGATCATGGCGTTGGTGATCGTGGCGGTGGACGCCGGTATGTCGATCCTCGCGAGGGGGATCGCGGAGTATCCGGCCGGGGGCGTTGTCGCTGACGAGGACACGTTGGGGATGACCTCGAAGAACACGATGGGGTCCGTGGCCGGGTTGCGGGTGCCCTCGTATTCGGGGTCCTCGACGCGCAGGACGAGCATGTCGGATCGGCCTGTGCCGCCCGTTGCGGCGATGCTCTTGGTGTCGGTGCCGATGTTGTAGGCGTTGTAGTAGCCCTGGACGGGGCTGACCTTTCCGGCGATGACCGCGGACCCGTCGCCGATCTGCACCCCGGCCCCGGGCGTGGACAGGGCGGACACTTTGAGGTCCAGGCCGGTGGTGACGCCCTGATTGTCCCGCGCCAAATCCTTGATCATCATGCGGAACTGCTGCGCCGAGTGTTCAGCGCCCTTCGTCGCGATCGGGACGGATACGAGTGCCACGGTGGTCTCCTCAGAGGGCCTTGTAGGCCGGCCACCAGGTGACGGCCAGAGTGCTGGTCAGAGTCGGGTCGGTCGCGGTCCACTGGATTTCGTTCAGCCCCGGGTCCAGGCGGAACAGGTCGATACGGGACTGCGCGGTGAGCGGCATGCCGCCGCCGTTGTTGCGGAGCACGGTCCGCCAGCCGGGCCGGGTGTCGATCTCCACCCACTCCCCCGCCGCCAAAGAGCCCTGCACGGTCAGCGTCCGGCCCGAGGCGACGTGGGTGATCGTCGGGTTGGCGCACGGCCCAGCGACCCGCAGCACCGGCCACGTGGGGGCGGTGCCCTCCACGGTGATGAACCCGGGCCGGCCGACGGCGCCCGCGGTGTCCTCGATCGTGAACGGGAACATCAGCGGAAACGTGAGTCCGCCCTGAGTGAGGGAGCCGAGCGGCATCGACGTCGACTGCTGCTCGTCGTAGAACAGCTGGTCCTGCCCCGTGAACTCAATGTCCAGGGGGATCCAGCCGTGCTTGGCCTGGGTGAGGTCGGCGTCCAGGGTACGGATGCGGCCCCGCACCACTCTGGCCGGACGCCCGGGAAACTTGAGCCGGAGGGTGGTGGTGGCGCCGCCGGCCAGGCGGACCGTCTCGTCGTCCGCAGCGTCCTGGAGGACGGCGTGGACATCGAGGGCGGCCTGCTCGTTACCGGGCGTCTTGATGCCGGCGTCGATGCGGATGCTGCGGCCGCCGAACAGGTCGGGGCCCAGCCACAGCCCGTCCTCCCCGGGCGGCTCCACGTCCGAGGTGCGCTGCGGCGCCCGGCCGAGCCCTTCGATCGCCGCGATGACCACGGAGGTGCCCTTGCCGATCAGGACGCCGGCCAGCTCGTGCTGACCGTCGATCAGCTCCACGGGTGTGCTCATCCTCGGGCCCCCACTCCACCGCGCGCCAGGCGCCTCAGCTGGTACGACTGCCGGTACTCGATGGCGCGGGCCAGGTCCCGGTCGGACTTGCGGTCACCGATGTGGAAGTGCGACTGGCCGATGAGGGGGCCCTGCTCACGGATGATGACGACCCGCCCGGACTGCCCGTCGGTGAGACCCACCCCGAACCGGGAGGCGACGTCAGCGAGGACCGGCAGCGCGGTGCGCCGCTTGTTCGCTCCGAGGGGGATGTACGCCTCACCGTGCGTGGACGGCTCCGCGAACCGGACGATGCCGCCCTGCGTGGCGTACAGGCCGGCCCGGATCCCGCCGTCCGCATACGCGAGTCCCTTGCCGGCCTTCGTCAGGTCTGCCAGGAAGCGTTCCGCGCGGGACCCGAGAGCGCTGCTGATCTGCCCTCGGGCCTTGCTGGCCACGGCGAGAATCTCGTCCTCGCCCAGGCCCGTCGCTGCGGCCACATCGTGCAGACCGGTCGTCTTCGTCCGCACCGCGGCGATGATCTGCACCAGGTCCTGAACCTGATCGCTGGTGAGAGCCTGGCTCGCGGCCTTCGCCGCCGCATTCGCCTTCGCCGCCTTTCCCCGATCCCGGGTAGCCGCGTCGGCGAGCTGCTGCGCCGCGGTGTCGCCCTGCTGGGCGAGCTGCGCGGCCAGGTCCCCGTAGCCCATGCCCGCCAGACGCACGAGATCGTCGGAGAAGTCCTTGTTCACCTTCGTCGCGTTGCTCATCTGCCGCGTGTAGTCAGTCAGCGACGCCTTGGCCGTCTTCTGCAAGTTCCGCAGGGCGGAGGCCATGTCGTTGATGTACTTGGTGGAGCCGTGGGCCATCTTCCGGGCGAGGGCCATGCCGTCTTCGCCCATTCCAGCGAGGGCTTCAGCGACGTCGCCGCCGACCCGGTCGGCGACGGTGGCGAGGTCGTTGTTCCAGCCGACGGTGAGCTTGCTGATCGACTTCAGCTTCTTCTCGACCGCGCCCAAGTCGAAGTAGTCGACTTCCTTGCCCTTGACCTTCCGGGTCTTGTGCCCGGCACGGCCGGCGTCGGAAGCGGAGTACAGGGACCCCGTGGTCGGGTCGTACCGCCAGTCGGTGATGGAGCCGTTCGCGTTCCACTGGATGCCCGCCGGGTCGCCTCCGAGGCGGCGCACGATCTCCTCGGTGATCGCCCGGGACCGGGGCCGCTTCGACGGGGCGAAAGGCACGTAGCCCTCGCCCATCGTCTCCGGCTCCCCCCAAACCCGCCACGATCCGGCCGGGGCGATCTGCGCCACGTGGTTCTCGGAGCCACCGGCGAAGTGGCGGACCCCGCCGCGCTGGATACCGCCCGCCGCGTAGTAGTCGACGACGCCACCGTCGGCCCAGTCCCGCTTGGCCACGGGAACCTTGCTGCCGGGCTGCGTAGCCGTCCACTTGTTGACCACTTGGTTGGTGGTGATGGTGATCGTCTTGTCGCGCAGAGCAGCGACTGCGCCGGCCACGTTCTGCACTCCGGTCAGGGCCGCGCCGGTCATCGCGGTGACCGTGACGGAGCCGTCCTTCAGGTGGGTCACCTTGTACCCGAACGCCTCGAGGATCCGCTCCGCGGCCGACGACAGGGTCTTCAGCGTGACGCTCTTGGTGCCGGGCGACGCCGCGACCTTCGCGTTGAACGCCTCAAGGTCGGCTTGGGCGTCCTCCGCCTCCATGTTGACCCGGGTGGTCTTGGACTCGGGGATGGCCAGATACGACTTGGAGAGGGCTTCGGCCTGCGTCTTCGTCAAACCCATCGCCTGGGCGGCCTTGATGAACGCGTCCTGGCCCCGGTCGTAGATGCCGTTCACGTACTCCCACGACCGGCCCTGGTCCCGGGCTGCGGTCGCCGCGGCGTCCGTGTTCGCGGCCAGGCCACTGAGGACCTTCTCCGCCTCACGGGCCTTCTCCGAGCCCAGGTCCAGGTCACCGTCGCGCATTCTCAGCGCCCCGGCGTGCTCCTTCGTCGCCTCGGTGACGTCGTCGATGGACTGCTCGAACGCGGACATCGCGGATCCCGCGGCCCGGTTGACGTCGTTCAAGGCGACGATCGACTGCCGCAGTCCGTCCGCGGACGCCTTCTGCGCGTCCAGCTTCGCGGACGTGCCCTGCGCGGCCTGCCCGAACAGGCCCATCGACGCTGCCGCCAATTCCTGTTCGAACTTGGCGTCCGCGAGAGCGGACTTGTAGTTGTCCATCTGGCCGGTGAACTCAGAGACGTCCTTGCCGCCTGCCGCGTAGGCGGCCTGCAACCGCTTGTACGCTGCGGCGGCCAGGTCGGCTTTGCCGTCCTTCACCAGGTTGGTCAGGCCCTCGTCGATGGCGTCCAGCCACTGCCGGGCTTCCTTGGACGGCGTGGAGTCCGCCATCCCCAGGGAGAACACCTTGACCAGGCCGTTCTGGATGTTGTCCAGAGTGGACGGGTCGGTGATGTTTCGGACCTTTTCGTACAGGTCCCCCATGTCCTTGCCGAGCCGGCCGAGCTCGCCGCCGACCTTCCCGGTCTGCCCGAGCTTGCCGAGGGACGTCGTCAGCTTGTCGATGTCCGGCGGGGCTTCCCTGCCCACGTCCATGAGCTCGCTGATGGCTACGGCAGCGAGTCCGATACCGGCGATGATGACGGACGCCTTCGCTGCGGTACCCAGGGCGAGGAACGCGGCACGGAGACCTGCCAGGCCACCGCCCGCAGCGGTAGAGGCGGCGGCCAGCCCAAGGATTGCCGCGCGGACGGCCCCGATACGGCCTGCGACGGCCGCAGCTCCTGCGCCAGCAAGTTGGAGAAGCTTCAGCGCAGCGGCAGCCTGGAGGATGACAGTGACAGCCTGGGGTGGCAGTGCGGCGACCAGGTTGGCGACTGCGGTAACCAGCGTGAGCATGATCGGACCAGTTGCGGACGCGGCCTCAAGGAGGTTGCCCACGGCGTCACCGATCGCGTCGAGCGCTTCACGGGCGGCGGGCCCGTTCTCCCGCATGTAGTCCATGATTTGCCCGATGACACCGTCGTCGGCGTCGCCCTGCGACACGATCCGCAGCAGGTGAATGACCTGGTCGGTGAAGTCGTCCAGCTTGGCGTCGGTGAGCCGGGCGACGTCGTCGGCCATGGCGGCGAACGCTGGGCTGGCGACGGCGCCGCCGGCGACGTTGAGCAGCCGGTCCATTTGCCCGGAGAACGACTCCACTTCGGGAGACAGGCGGGGAATGATCTGCTCGAGCAGCGTGAACGACTTCGTGACGGGCTGCATCGTGAACCCCGACATCTCATCCGACCAGTCGGTGAACGTGGTCTTCAGCGATGAGAGAGCGACTGCGGCCTTCTGTGTCTCCGGCGGGAGCGCGTTCAGCTGCTTCTGGTAGGCGACCTGCGCCTCCACGGCTTCCTTCGACCGCGCCCCGTGATCCCTTACGGCGTCCTGGTACTTCTTCTCCGCGTCGGCGACTTCCCCGAGCGGGCCGATCTGCCCAGCCAGGGCAATGCCGAACGCGGTGGCGGCACCACCGGACGCGATCAGCGTCCCCGCGAGGGGGGCAGCGGTCTGGGTGAGCCCGGCGAACAGGGGGATCGCCGCGGTGACGATGGGCAGCAGCCCGGCCAGCCCGAAGCCGGCGCCGCCCCCGCCGCTGCCACCGCCGCCGGGGAGGCCCGGCAGAGGGGTGCGCAGGGCGCTGGTGTCGGGGGTGACGCGGACGGTGATGGTCTGGTGCATGGACGCCCAGCGCACCGCGTCGGACACGTCCCGGCGGAGCTGCATGGGGTCGGCGAGACCGATGGGGATCTCGATGCGGTGTCCCCAAGCGGCCCAGCGGACGGCGTCCTCGACCTCGCGGCGCAGCTGCATCGCGTTGCCAAGCCGCAGGTTCACGGTCAGGCCCTGCCCCGATCCGGCGGCGGTGAGCGCAGCGGACACGTCCGCCCGCAGGTGCGCGGCGTCCATGTCCAGGCGGACCCGCAGGTTCTGTCCCGCCCGTGCGGTGGCCAGAGCGGCAGCGACATCGGCACGGAGGTGGGCAGCATCGACGTCCAGTCGAACGCTGAGTGCCTGGCCGGCCCGTGCGGTGGCCAGCGCTGTGGCCACGTCTGCGCGAAGGTGTGCGGCGTCTACGTCGAGGCGGACGCTGAGATTCTGGCCCGCTCCGGCGCCGGCGAGGGCTGCGCTGACGTCGGAGCGTAGGTGAGCAGCGTCCACGTCCAGCCGGACGCGGAGGTCCTGCCCTGCCTGTGCTCCGGCCAGTGCGGCGGAAACGTCTGCGCGTAGATGGGCAGCGTCGATGTCGAGGCGGACACCGAGGCCTTGCCCGGCTCCCGCACTGGACAGGGCGGCGGAGACGTCGCTGCGGAGGTGGCCGGCGTCCACGTCCAGGCGGATGCGGATGCTGTTGTTGGCTTCGCGCCGGAGGAGCTGGATGTCCCGCTTGAGTGCGTTGACGTCCCGGGATGCGGCTTCGGCATCGCGGGACAGGTCGCGGAGGGTGCGGGCGAGCCCGGAGCCCTGCCCGGTCAGGCGTACCGACAAGTTCCACTCGGACACGGCGGGCTCCTTCCTCTAGTGCTGGTGCTGGAGTTGCAGGGCGGCGTGGACGCTGGTGGGAATCAAGGCGACCTTCACGCCGTGCCCCTCGTCGCCGTCCGGGATGGTCTTCTGCTTGTCGGCGATGACCTGGCAGCCGATGCAGCGGTGCGTCGTGGCCCGGTAGGCGTCCTCGTCGCCGCCCGCGTTCTCGTCCCATTCCTGGGGGCGGGTGCCGCACTGGGGGCAGAGCTGCTTGAGGTAGTCGGCGTAGGCAAGGGCCTTGCGGCGGTCCAGGTCGGACCAGGTGCCGTCTCCGTGCCCGCGGAAGGTGCTGTGGGGGATGCCCCACTTGTGGCAGAGCTCCATCTCGGCACGGAACGCAGGGTCATCGATCAGCCTTTTCCCAGGTCCGACCTGCGACGCTGCTGCACGGACCAGGCCGCACCCCACAGCGCCTTCCAGTCGTCGAGCGGCCACGTCTGCATGGCCTGCTGGGCGAACTCGAGGGGCATGCCGTCCACGGACGCGGCGGCGATCAGGGCCGGTGCGAACGTGTCGACGTGGTATTCGGCGCCCTGCTCCTCGTCCTCCTCGAGCGGCGGGTGCTCCTTGATGAGCGCTTCGAGCCGGCCACGCTCGAGGGCCTGGAACGTGAGGCTGACGGTGTTGGCGTCGTAGTCGGCTCGGGCGGCCTTCAGTTCGTCCTGCGCGGCCCGGGTCTGCTTCCTGACGACAGCGAGGGCGTCCTTGTCGGCGTCCTTCGCGGACGCCAGGGACTTCTCGTAGTCCTCAGCGCGGGTCGCGGCATGCTTGGCGGCCTCGTATCGGTCGCGGACGTCGGGGTCGGCGCACAGGCGGAGGACTTGGGTGGGCTTGGGCATGCTGTCCAGCTGCTTCTGGATGGCGTCCCACGCGGTGCTGGTCATGTACGGGTCTCCTGGGGAAGGCCCGGCCGGGCGCGCGTGGCGCCCTTCCCGTGTACACCACGGGCCCGGCCGGGGGCTGGTGGGGTACGTCAGGCGCCGGTGGGCACGGTCTGGTTGAAGACCGGCCGGTCCGTGATGACGAACTGCACGTTGACCTTCGCGGCCTCGTTGTCCGTGCTGTACTGCTTGGAGTTCGAGGCGACCTTGATCGGGAAGACGTCCATGCCCTTGTTGCCGGCCGTCTTGCCCTTGGAGAAGATCACGACGAAGCCGGAGGTGCCCTTGGCGAGCTCGGTCTCCACCTCGTCGGTGAGGCTGTCCTCGTAGAAGCCGAGGCTGGAGTCGGCTGCGCTGTCGTCACCGTCGATCTTCGGGACGAACGTCGAAGACATGTCCGGCGTCTCGATCGGCGTGTTCTCGAGGCTCCAGCCGTCGATGGTGTGGATGTGCTCTGTCCAGTCCGTCCCGGCGGTGATTTCCGTGTCGGTCGGGATCAGCGTGGTCGCAGCGATCGTCGGCAGGAAGTAGATCTTGGTGGTGCCCTTGCGGTTGAACCTTGCCATGGTGGCCCCTCGCGGATAGGGGCCAAGAGGGGGCCCCTGCTACACGGTTTGGTGTGGCGGCCACCTGTGGTGGTGGCGTCCGCGTGGGGTCCCGCCGCGGTGCGGTCTTGCAAGAGCCCCGAAAGGCTCAGGCGGTGGTCAGGTTGAACCTGAACCGCTGCACATAGGTCATTATCGCGGCTTCCTGCTCGGACGTTCCCCCTGGTACCGCGCCCCACTCCACGTCCAAGGTCCGGGTCATGCAGGAGACCCCAGGCACGGTCAGCGGGTGCATCCACGCCCCGGTACTCGGGTCGCGGCCGAGGAACGTGGCGCGGGCCTTGTCGGCCATCCACTCCAGCTGATCCTGCGTGGCGGTCGACTGAGGCTTCGTCGGGTCCGGGCCGGACACGGAGGTGATCTGGTAAACGAACGAGCCGTCTTCGCTGCGGTCGGCGAACGGGGCGCCAGACACCTGCGTGTCGACGGAGTAGAGGAGGTAGTACGGCGGTGCCTGCCCCGAGGCGGGCGCCCGCCCCCGCCCGACGGGCATACCGGAGGCGGCGGCGAGGGTGGCCACCACCCAGTTCGTCACGAGCCGTTTCTCGATCATGCGAACAGCTCCCCGACTGCGGCCCGCATCTGCTCGTGCAAGGTGTCCTCAATGTGACCGAGGGCAGGCTGGACGTGCGGGTAGGGCGGCTGGAAGAAATGCCGGCCGATGCTGTCCGTCATGTCCCAGAACCCGAACTCGAGACGCCTGCCCTGGGGGGCGTTCGTGCCAATGGTGCACTCCGCGCCGTAGGGGATGCCGCTGGTGACCGCCTTCCATGACGCCCTGTACTGGCCGGTGATCACGTTCGGGCCGGGCCGGCCTGAGGCGTTGGCGCGGATCCGGGCCACACCGGTGGCACCGACGTGCCGCATCCGGCGTTCGATGGTGTCGCCGATGTCGTCGGCGGCGGTATCGAGGCGGTCGGCGAGGTCGTCCAGGTTCACGTCGTACCTCCTCGCGCAGCCTGCTTCATGTCCATGGGGGTGATGCGGACGACTTCCACGGTGGAGGCACGCCCCGGGTCCTGACAGAACCAGGTACGCCCGATCAGTGCCGCATTGGCGGGGTTGTGGACGGTGACGACGGTGACGAGGTCGTCCCGAGCGGGTATCGGCGCGTCCAGGGGGGTGAACAGGCGGGCCGGGGACATCGTCTCCTCCACCCACGGCAGCGTGGACGACGGCAGGGAGCTGATGCCGCCGGGGGCGCCAGCGGCGATGACGCCCCCGACACCCTCGTAGACGAGGACCGGGTCGGGGTATTCGAGCTGCCCGGTGGCGGGGTTGAGAACGGGGTCGCCGGTGACGGGTCGGGTGACCCGCACAATGTCGATCATCAGGTTGGAGCGGATCCAGGTGACGACTCCTGCGAGGGCTGCGTCGAGGCCGGCCACTACTGCTCCCCTCGCGCCCAGTCGATGATCTGCCGGAGCATGGCCCGGGTCAGGTCGTGCTTGCCGTTGCCGAGGTCGTCCCGGTTGAGGGCGGCGTTTTCCAGCGCTGCGGGGTCGAGTTGGGCGAGGAAGCCGGCGACGATGTCGCCTGGGGTGTCGGTGACGCCGACGGCGACGCGGGCGAACCCGTCGAAGGCCGCGCCGTCGGGCTGCCTCGTGTGGAGGACGATGAGGGGCAGGCCGCCGACGATGTCGTGCTGGAGGGTGTATCCGGTGACGCTGCCTGCGGGCAGGGGTCGGCCGTTGATGCTGATGGTGGCGTGGCCGGGCTGGGCGTCGATGTGGACGCCGTGCGCCTGCGGCTCGGTGGGAGTCTCAGCCACGTTCCACCGCCTGCTCGGCCAGCCAGTGCCGCACGAACTGGTTGTACCGGGCGTCAGCAAGCGCGTTGTGCTCACCGCTCTCCTGCTGCGGAAGGGCGTCCCAGGCGAGTCCGAGGCGGGCGCGTTCCTGCTGGATGTCGTTGGTGAACATGGGGACGCCTTCGGGGAGGTCGATCATGCGGCCCCAGAGTTGAGCCAGGGCGACGTGATCGTAGGCACCGTAATTCGCCCACAGCTGTACGTCAGGGCCAGCGACTCGGATGAAGTCCATGACGTCGTCTGCGATCCGATCTCGCCGCTTCACGACCGGGTCGGCGTAGTCGAACAGCCATGACTTCGGCACGTGGTTGCGCCGATCGCCCGCCCCTTTCGGAAGGCTCGGGACGACGTTCTCCATCAGCCACTTGTTCTTGCGGATCTTCCGCACGGGCATGTCGCGGTTGACGGCGTAGTACTCACGACCGTCGTCGCACACCATGCCGATGGAGATCAGCTCGATGGTGCGGCCGTCTTCCAAGAACTCAAGGTCGTAATCGATACAGGTCACAGGGGCGCTCCAGAACGAATTTCAGACCGCCCAATCAAATCAAGGCGGGGAAGTAGCTCACGCTGACAATTATGTACTAGAATTCCATTAGCGAAATAGGCATGCCCCGACGTCGATAGGTCGTAGACATGGCAGCTCCTCGCCGCATGGAAATACCGAACCTTGACGACATGATCCGTCGTTACTTGGATGGCGAAACGGCTCGCAGTATCGCGAACGAATTCGGAATTTCCGACAGCACTCTCCGGGATCGGCTCAAGCTGCATGGCGTCGCGTTGCGTCGCCGGAACGACTACCCGACGAAGGTCGAAGCTGCCCACACTGCCCGTCGCGGGCAAGTGGAGACGGAGGAGCTGCTGGAACGGCGCGCTCTCGGTAGACAGCAGCGGGGTGTTGGGATCAGCCACCTTGAGATCGAGCTCGGACGTCTGCTCTCTGCGCGCGGCATCGACTACACACCACAGCTCGCCGTCGGACCCTACAACATCGATCTCGCTATCTCCCACGGGTCCGTCGCCGTGGAAGTCCTCGGCGGAGGCTACAGCGCTCGAACGCGCGCTCGCCTGCCCGAGCGCCGCAAATACCTCCTCAACCAAGGCTGGCACTTGATTGAGGTACGCCGTAAGCGCGGGTTGCACAGTTTCGTCGGAGCGGACGATCACATCGTCACCTTCCTCGACTTCGCCCGCAGCAATCCATCCGCGCCCCGTGAGTATCGGGTGGTTCGGGGTGATGGTCAGCTTCTTTCCCGATGCCGTGGCAATCTGGATCAGGCTGCCTGATTTCTTGAATCGGTATCCAGCCTGAATTGCACCTAGAGCTTCAACTTCAGTCCCCTCTACCACGCAGTGCGGGTGCGCGGAGGGGTGGGCGAGGGCGTCCTGGACGGTGCGCAACGTGCGATTGGCCCGGTCCGGGTCGTCGTGGCTGGTCCAGCCGCAGTCGTGCCCGTCGCGGACTTCCACCCACTCGGTGCCGAGCTCGTCCAGAGCGGTGCGGGCGGCCGCCGCGTTGGCGGTGGTCACGGCCTGCCAGGTGATCGCCGCTCGCGCCCAGGCGTCGACCGGGTGCCGGGCGTTGTTGGCGTAGACGACGGTGTCCAGCGGGTGGTCTCGCCGAAGCTGGGCGGTGTCGAACCGATCGGCGGTGCCGCGGGCGGCGTCCTGAGCGGCGCGGAGGAAGGCGCGGGCCCGGCGGAGGGCTTCGGTGATGCGGCCGGTGAGGTCGGCGTAGTACTGCGCGGACGCGGCGGTTACGGCGGCCCGGTGCCGTTCGGTCCAGGTGAAGCGGCTGGTGCGCCGGTCGGCGTTCTCCAGCATCTGCCAGGCGCCCTCTCGGTAGATGAGGGGAAGGTCGCTGCTGGCCCAGCGTTCGGCGAAGGCGCCGGCGACGCGCGCGAACGAGCCGAGGGACGTGTTGAACGCGGCGATGGCTGCGCGGAGGGCGCGCCCGCCGCCGGAGGTGCGGCCGGGCCGGATCCGGGCAAGGGCGTTCAGCAGCCGGGTCTGGGCGATGCCGAGGATGCCCCACGCTGCGCGGAGCCGGTCGACGGCGTCGGTGATGAAGCCGAGGAGGCGTTGGCGGAGGGTGCGGCCGCGGCGCCGGACGGGGGTGGTCATCGGCGTGGCCGCTCTATGAGGTGGAGCATGCCGATACCACCGGGGCTTCCGCCGTCCAGGTCGACGGGGTCGTCGGGTGCGGGGGGTTCCCCGTTCTCGAGGGCGGCGATCTGGCGCTCGTAGGCTTTGATGTTCTCGGCGATTCCGACGGCGACGACACCGCTGACGTTGACGTTGGCGGGCTGTGCGCGCAGGTCGGCGAGGCGTTCGCGGAGAACTTCGAGGGCGACAGCACGGGCGGTGCCGAGCCGCTGGTAGCGGGCATCAAGGTCGACCAGGTCGACAGTGGAACCGAGTTCGCCCTTGAGCCATGCGGTGACGGCTGGGGTCAGGGCCATGGCGGATGTCCTCCCAGGGGGCTCGGGCGGAAAGTGTGGTGCGGGTGCGGGCCCACCCCGGTTGGCGCCCCCACCAGGTGGGGGTGGGCCCGCATCCCGCTAGTCGCCGCTGCTGCCCTCGTCAGCGGCGTTCCGGCCCCGTGCCGGCTTCCGGGCCGCACGCTTGGCGGCCGGCTTGTCCCCGTCGTCATCGTCCTCGGTCTTGGATGCCTTGGAGGAGTCGGTGGGCTTGTCGGCGACTGCGGGCGGCTTGCCGTCTTCCCACGCTTCCGGGCTGGTCACCAGTGCCGCCAGGCGCGGTTCCGGCTCGTGGCCGGGGAGCAGTAGCACGGTGGCGTTCCGGTCCGGGTCCTTCACGAACACTGCCGATGCGAGCTTGGCCATGTCAGCCTCAGCTCGCCGGGAGGACCGTGGCGGAGATGTGGATGTCCGGTACGTAGAGCACCGGCATGCCGACCGCAGCGCCGCGGGTGTAGATCTGCACTGGGTCGTCCTCCACCTTGGTGACGACGACGATGCCGGGGGCTTCCTGCCGGGTGAGGGCCGGGTTGGTGCCCGAGGTGAACATGGCTGCCTCGCGGGTGATGCCGTACTGGGTCTGCGCCCACTCCGCTGCCGGGACCTCGGGAACGAGGATCCACTTGTTCTCGGGGAGGACCCGCACGTACTGATCGTTGTCCCAGACCTGCACGTCGTAGGTGACGATCGGCGGGAGACCGTAGCGGGCGCGAACGGCGTCGACCTCGTTCGGGGCGAGCGTCGCGGTCGGCGTGGTGGCGGTGCTGGACGACCCGTAGTACGCAGACCGATACTCGGCATTCGCGGCGAGCAGGGAGCGCGCCTTGCGCGAGGTGATGACCATGCGAGGGGCGGGGGCGCCGGAGTCCAGGAGGTAGTCGATCCACGCCCGCTCGTCGGACAGGGGGGTGGCGGTCGCCTGGTCCCACATGACGGGCGCGGTCGGCTTGTTCTGTGCGGGAACGTTCCAGTTGACGTCCAGGCCGAGGCCGGGCAGGGTGACGACACCGTCGGCGAGGAGCTTGCCCGCGGCGAGTTCCTGCGTGGTGCGGATGGCCTCCACGTGGCGTTCCACGTCGGAGTACAGCAGTTCGATGTACCGCTCGGTGTCGGAACCGTGCTGGACGTCGAGGAGGATCTGGTCCATCTCGGAGATGGGGAGGGTCTGTCCCAGGGCGGGCAGCATGCCCTCGTTGACGACTCGTTCCGCCTGCCGCTTGGCGAGCGCGGTCGGGGCATCGTAGGCGCGGAACTTGGCCGCGTTCACGCGGCGCTTCGCGCTGGTGGTGCGGAACTTGATGCCCTGGACGCTGGTCTCCGGGATGATTTCCCGGGTGAGGCGGTAGTTCGCCGGGGTGGTGATCTGACGGGCGAACACCGTCAGGTCGTTGGCGTCGGTGTCACGCAGAAGAAGCTCGAGCGCTTCCATCAGTGATCAGCTCCTTCTACCGGTAGTGGATGTTGACGCCGGGGGCGGTGGACGTGACCGTGGCCGGGTCGAAGTCGCCGGGCACCTCGTCGGCGAAGACCTCGCCGAACCACAGCAGCGCACCGGCCGCCTTGGTGGAGGCCGGGCCGAAGGCGATGGAGTCGACCAGGAACCCGGCGAGGTCCTCGGTGCCGTCGGTGGCGGCCCCGTTGTAGGGGGCGTACAACCCGGACGCGGTGATCTTGCCGAGGGGGATGCCGGACTTCATGACGTTGCGGCCCTGGAGGACGGGGTTCGCGGACGTCACGTAGTGCGTGTTCGCCGTGAACTTCGTCAGGTCGAGGGTGATGGTGTTGGTGTCCTGCACTCCTACGAGGGACGCGAGCCACGGCCGGTCGGCGGTGACGGTGTCCGTGTAAGAGATCGGCTGGAAGTCGTTCACGACTGCCTCTCCTCATGAACCGTGCGGTTTCTGCTGCACTCCCTGTCTGGGTGCGTCCACGAGGAGAGGGCGTGGTCCCTTACCCACCGTCGGGGTGGGGGGTCTGCTAGGCGGCGTCCTTGACGTGGCCGCGGAGGCGGGCCATCTCGAGGCCACGGCTGCCGATCTTCTCTCCCGGTCCGCGGTTGGGTGTGCCGCTGGCAGGGGCACCACCGGGGGCCGGGGGAAGCGGGTTGGGCTGCTGGGCGGGCTTCTGGCCGAACAGTTCGGGGCGGCGTCCCTTCAGCGCTTCCGCGGCCTCGCGGAGGGCCTGGTCGTCGGCGTCGTCCGGAGCGCGAAGCAGAGCGGCCGCGTCCTCGAGGTCCACGCCGGTCGCACCGAGGCTGGCAAGGATGGCTCGCCGGTTCGCTACCCGTTCCCTCTCGGCGGCGGCGGCTTCGCGGGCGGCGAGCTGCTGCTCCCGCTGCTCGAGTTCCTGGCGTCGCCGCTCGTCCTCGGAGAGGGCGTCCTGCTGCGCCTTGCGGGCGGCTTCGACGAACGTCTTCACGTCGTCGGGGCTGGTGAAGCCCATCTCCTTGGCGAGGTCTTCGAGGGCCTGCCGGGCTCCGGCCCGCAGGCCCTGGGCCTTCTCCTTGGCGGCGATCCGGTCGAGGTCTTCCTGGGTGAACTGCGGGGCCGGGGCCGTGTTGGGTGGCGGACCGGGCTTGGGCGCGGTCGTCGGGGTCGGGTCGCCGGCCGAGGGGTTGCCGCCGTCGTTGTAGAACGTGGCGAGGCCTTGGATGCCCGTGTACGGGTGGGTCCAGGCGGTGCCCGGGGTGAGACCGGGGCGGCGGTGCTGCGCGGGGGCACGCATTACAGACAGTCCTCCCATGGACAGTTCAGGCCCCGCGCCTAGATCCAAGTGCAGCACAGATCTCATCGCCTGTTCCCCCCGCTTCCCTCTGCGGGGTCTGCGTCGCCGTCCTCGAGGCCAGTGTCGTCGGCGGCCGGGGGCAGGATGACGGGCGGGGTCTCGGGCTCGTCGGGCGCCTCGCGGCCGAGGAATGCAGCTACCTCATCGGGGTTGCCGAGCGCGTCTGCGAGGTCTCGGGCCGCAGCGAAGGACCGGGCGTCGATGCGGGTCAGCTCTTCCTCGACGTCCTCGATGGGGAAGCCGGCCTCGATCAGCATGCGGATGCCGGTTTCCTTGCTGATGACGCCCTTCTCCACGCCGAGGGTGACCTGCTCGAGGATCCCGGCCCGGTCGGTGGGCTTGTACGGGCCGAACACGAGCCTGGCGGGCTGCACGGTGATCCCGGCCCAGTCGGGGTGCTGGCCGGCCATGTGGAGGCGCTGCACGAACTTGAGGAGCAGGGCGTACTTGTGGTCGCGGGCGAGCCGCATCCCGCCGATCAGCGAGTCGAGCGGGCCGAGGGAGATGTCGAGGGCGTACCCGGAGGGGGCTTTGGAGGGGTCGATGGTGCCGAGGGCGACGGCGGGGAGCCGGGAGACTTTGGCGGCGCGGTCCTCGAGGTCGTGGACGTGGTCGCGGAGTTCGCGGAGGGCTCCGGAGGTGTCGACGGCGGTGAGCTTGCCGTTCTCGCCGAGCTTGAACAGGGAGCCGGGGCCGACGTCCATCTGCGCGCGCGGGTCGGTGACGCCGGAGATGGCGACCATCGGAAGGCCGGTGGTGGCGGAGGCGCGGGCGGAGTCGGTGTCGGAGCCGGCGAGCTCGTCGAAGACTTGCAGCACCTTCGCCAGGGACGACTGCCCCCAGTGCTCCTCCGCGGCGGGGACGGTGTTGGGGACGTGGACGACCGGAATGAAGTCGATGAGCAGGTCGAGGTGGTCGAGGACTTCCCCGTCGGAGCGGGTCGCGTACGAGGCCTTGGCGAGGGGGAGGGAGTCGACGTCGTAGTCGCCCTTGAGGTCGTCGATGTTCCAGGTCGCGTCGGTCAGGTAGCAGGTGACGTACGACGGCTGGTCGTTCCACGGGTACAGGCGGCTTACGGTGCCCGCGTCCGGGTCGAAGAGGTCGCCCTGCCCGAGGACGGGCACGAGGTTGCCTTCGCCGTCGTCCACGGTGAGCGGGGCCCGGATCGCACGCCCGTCCTCGCTGATCCCGGCCGCCGTCGCGGTCCCGATTGGGGCGAGCTCGTAAGTGATGCGGCGGATGCGGGCCTTCAGGTCACGGCGCTTGTCCTCGGGGAGCTCCCAGCAGAAGTGCACACGGGTGGGGAACTCGCCGCCGTCGTCGTCCTCGCCGATGACCGGGAAGTAGAAGCCGGGTTCGACGCTGCGGACGGTGGCGCGCTGTTTTCCCGGGTCCCACGCCAGCCGGTACACGCCGTCCCCCAGCGCGACGGCCTTCCGCTCCGTCTGCTGGATCCGCATGGGCAGGAGTTCGTCGTCAGCCCAGTCCCGCAGCAGGGTCTGTACGCGTTCCGCCATCGCTCCGGCGGGGTCCTCGTCGCCGTCGGTGGATTCGGCGCCGGGCACGGTGATCTGCTGCTCACGGCCCAGGACGTGCGCGAGGATAGCGTCCACGAACATCGACGGATCACCGAACTCGCGGCGTTCCCGCGCTTCGGGCCCGTCGCGGAGTTCTGCGAGTTCCGCGGCCTGGTTCTGGTCGTAGGCGGCGAGGAGCTTGTACGCGGCGAGCCGGCGCTCGTCCTCGGGCGGTACCCAGGTGGCGGCGGCTTCGGGGAACGCACGCCGGTAGGGGACGCCGCGGGTCTCGGAGTAGAGGGGCTTGTAGTTCAGGTACGACCAGGCGTCGATGATGACGGCCCTGGCGCGGGTCATGAGGCCCACCGCTACTCCCCTACCAGTTCAGGCCCCGCGCCTGTGATCAGGGTACGGGTGTACGTGCGCCCTGTTCCCTGCCCAGGTCTTGTGGGCATTACCGGCGTCCGCGGAGCCGCTGGTCTGTGTAGTGCTCGGTACCGCCGAGGCCTTCCTTCGCGGGGTCGGCGAGCTCGGTCATGGCGTGGACGTAGGCGTCCATGCGGTCCGGGGAGTCCATGCCGGGAAGCCAGGTGATGAGCTGGCCCTCGAGCCTGGGGAACTCCCCCACGTGGTGGATGAGGCCCTGTGCGGCGAGCTGGGCGATCGGTTCGGCCCTGAGCTTCTTGCCCTGCTTGGCGTGCACGGGGATGATTCGCGGCATCAGCAGGCCCTTGGTTTCCCCGCTCCGTTCGAGGTCGGCCCAGGCCTGGCGGATGATCTGCGCGGACTGGTCGCCGCCGAAGTTGTCTTCCACGACGAACGCGTCGGCTTGGAGTTCGATGGCGAGGCGGCACGCTTCGTGGCCCCACACGTCGGCGCCCATGTTCTTGGAGCGGTCGGCCAGGGCGTACAGGTGGCCTTCCGCGGTGCGGCCCGCTCCGATCACGCCGGTCTCGTCGTGAGTGTCGCCTTCGCCGCCGGCCTGGTCGACGGCGACGATCGTGCGGGTGAGGTCGACGCCGCGGAACGCCATCGCGGTGATGCGGTTGTCGGTGATCCACGGCCACTTCCACACGCCGCCCTCGAGGGGGCGGGGTTTTTGCATGTAGAGGGACCACCAGACGCGTTCCCCGACGGCCCGGCGGATCTTCTCGAGCGCCTTGCGGCCATACCGGAGGGGCCAGAGTGCTTGGCCGACCTTCCGGCCGAGGGGGTCGTCTTCGGTGTCGCAGATGGCGGGGAGGTCGAGACGGATCCAGTCGTCGGCGTCTTCGCCTTCGAGGATCTTCCCGGCGAGGTCCTGTTCGTGCCATCTGGTCTGGATGACGATGATGCTGCCGCCGGGTTCGACGCGGGTGTTGAGGACGGAGGTCCACCAGTCCCACAGGCGGCGCCGCATGGTGGGGGATTCGGCGTCCGCGGCGTCTTTGATCGGGTCGTCGACTATGGCGAGGTGCGCGCCTTTGCCGGTGAGGCCTCCGCCGACGCCGGCGGTGACGAGGCCGCCTTCGAGGCGGTTGCCGTCTTTGTCGGCGAGGTCGAACCGGTTGGCGGCTTTTGACCCGGAGTGGAGGTGGAGGCCGATGTGTTCGCCGTAGGAGACGATCGCGTCGCGGATCCATCGGCCGTGGTCGTCGGCGAGGTCCGCGGAGTATGAGGCGATCATGACGCGGTGGTCGGGATGCCTCGACAGGTACCAGAGGGGTGCCCAGCGGGCGGCGCGGCGGCTCTTGCCGTGCCGTGGGGGCATGGTGATGAGGACCTTGCGGGAGTGGCCGCGGGCGATGTCCCGGAATACCTTGTCGATCAGGTCGAGGTGGGCGGCCTGCTTCTCTTTGCCGTCGGTGAGGACCGCGGACATGGAGCCCGGGGACCGCTCGAGGGCCATGGTCCGCTCGAGGTCGGCGAGGATCTTCCGGGTTTCGGGGCTGGCGGCTCCGGCGATGCGGCGGCGCTGCGCCCGGTTCAGTCTGCGGTAGGCCGCGGCGAGCTCGAGGTACTCGGCTGCCTGCTGGGCGACATCGGCTTCCTCGCCGGCGTCGGGGGTGAGGTCAGGCGTCGTCGCTGTCGTCATCCGGTTCCCCGTCGTCGGGCAGGTCGTCGTCTGTGTCGGGGTCGCCGGCGGTGTTGATGAGGTCGCGGAGTTCGTTGAGGGTTTCGGCGCGGATGGGGATGCCGGTGCCGCCGGGGCCGGACAGTTCGGCCTTGAGGGCGGCTTCCCAGCCGTTGACCTTGGCCTGGCGTTCGAGGGTCTTCAGGACGAGGTCGGCGGCCTTCAGGTCCGGGGGGTCGCCTTCGGGGCCGCCGAGGGCGAGGGGCAGGTAGGTGTCCAGGAGACTCTCGAAGATTTCGTTCTGCTCGTCGCGGTACGCGCTGATCTCCGCTTCGGTGGCTGCACGTCGGGCGGTGACGGCCCGGTAGAAGTCCTTGCGGGCGACGTCCTCGTTGGAGTAGCCCAGCTCGAGGATGCGGGGGTCGTCGTAGGGGACGCGTTGACGCCGGAGCTTGATGAGGGCGGCACGGCGTTCGTTGACTTCTGCGGTTTTGGCGGCGGACCAGGGCATGGCGGTGGGGCTCCCGCTCAGGTGGATGTTGATTTGTCGGGCCCCGCGCCTGTCCTGATGATCGCTGATTTCCGGTCGGGTGTTCCCCCTGCGGACATGGGGCGGCCCCGCACGCCGGGGGAAGGGGTGCGGGGCCGGTTGGCGCTCGGCCGGCTGGGGGAAGACTGGCCGAGCTGGTCTAGCGGATTGGGTGCACGGCCCGGTTTCCTAACGGCGGCGCGGGGACACTACCGAGTCCGGACACTCTCCCGGGCCGTGCAGTTCTGAGTGTGGGGTATGGGGCGGGGTTTGTCTGAGACGCGTTCCCCCTGCGCTACTTGGGCAGCTGGTTGCGGGTGCTCGCCCAGATGCCGCGGGTGCTGGTGTTCAGCTGCCGCTGGTCTTGGACGACGGTGCCGTTGTAGTGGTGGTGGTGCACGTCCGGCACGGTCTGCTTGGCCCGCTTGACGAGGGCGGCCAGGGCGAGGATCGGGATGGCGAGGGCGGCGGGAGCGCCGGCTCCGATGGCGAGGGAGACGGGGTTGGCGTTGCCAAGGGCGTAGACGATGAGGGCGGTCATGCCGCCGATGGGGACGGATGCGGCGCCGGCGGACAGGATGAGGACGCTGGCGTCGGTGGCTTTCTGGGACATGGGGGTGCGGCCGGGCTGGGGGACGGGG